TTTACCATCTTTTTCATCCGTACCGGCACTTCCTTCGCCAAAATTATCTTTGGGTTCATTAACTCCGACGGTAAATTTTACAAATACTTCAAATCTATCACTTGGTAGTATTTCTGCCGCAGCTGTGCCAACAAGTATAGGCGGTCTTGCCGCAGCCGTGGGTGCTCCAACAACATTGGCTGGTGCCGCCGCTGCATTTGGAGCACCAACTTCAATCGGCGGTATATCTGCTGCGTTTGGTGGACCTTCATCTTTAACCGGTGCATTAGGAACAGCCGGTCTTCCAAGTTTTAACACGGTATTACCAAAATTGAATTTGCCAGCGATGCCAAAAATTCCAGGACTTGATAAAGCGGGCATTCTTCTTGGTGCCGGACCAAAATTTATAGCGGACAAAATTACAAAGTATACAACAATAGTTCCACCGTTTGCACCCGGCCTTAAAATAAATATGGCTATGGTCGGCGGGGCAATAGCTATAATTTCGGCATTATCTTCGGGCAATCCAAGTGCGATATTAAAATCTCTAGCCGAAGATTTGGTGAGTGAGGCAGTTGGAGATTTAAAAAATCAAGCGGGCGATGCTGTAAAAGGTGCATTGGATCAAACCGGCGTGTCCGGTATGCAGGACCAGCTTAAAGGAATACAAGATTCTGTTTCTGGTGCAACCGGTGCTGTTACAGACGCTGCAAATACATCCGTAGGCGGTTTGACCGGTGATCTGTCATTATCAAACATGACGCCAACCGTAAATTTATCCGCCGGTACATCAAATTTAAGTTTGTCAGCAATATCAAACCCAGTATCAAGTGCAACATCGGCGATTGGAAGCAAAATAACCGCATTCAACACGCCACCAACAGGATAATTATCAAAAATAGGTTATATTTATATAAGGAATCATATATATGAAAAAGACAGAACTAGTAGAAATCATCAGAACAGTCGTTCGGGAAGAAATTAATAATTCTCTCCCGCAATTTCTCATGGAAGTTTTGGCAGAAAAAATTTCCAATCAAACGGTATTAAGTGAACAAGGTGCAACCGCGCCAGTTCAACCAGCGGCTGCTCCTAGAAGAAGCCCAAGTGTTGCACTAGACGCCCCATTAAAACAGGCACCTGTACAAGCGCCGCGCATGTTCTCTAGCAATCCAGCATTGAATGCTGTGCTAAATGAAACCGTCGGAGGCGTTCCGTTAGAAGCGGACACGGGACCATCGGCTATGGACACCATCGCAAATCTACCAAAGCAAGTATTAGCAGAAAACAAAGAAGTTGCCGCAGTAGCATCGGCTTTGACTCGCGATTATTCTCAAATGATGAAGGCAATCGACGCCAAGGCAAAAGCAAAACGTATATAAAATGGCAATCGGCACACAACCATATGGCATAACTTTACCCATAACACATGGGCCGCAAGGTTATTTTAACCAAAGTTATAGTGTGCTTGAGCAAGTAAAGTCCAACCTCAATTTGTTGTTAAAAACAAAAAAAGGAGAGCGTCGTATGAGTCCAGAATTTGGATCTGGTCTATGGTCTGTTTTGTTTGAGAACAATACAGAAGATTTGACTCCAATCATCGACAGCACTATCAGAAAAGATATTGCTCGTTGGATGGGTTATGTTAATGTTCAATCTATAAACGTCGAAAACAATCAAGACGGCAACTATAACAGATTAAATGTTTCTGTTTCATTTACGGTTCCGTCAGCTGGAATCACCCAAACTCAAAATTTAGACGTAGCAATGACCACCAATAACATATGATTTTAGACACACCAAAATCTTTTCAGCCAGGCAAACGAGACATTAAATATCTCAACAAGGATTTTTCACAGTTAAAATCTTCGTTGACGGAGTTTGCTAAAACATATTACCCAAACTCATATAAAGACTTTAGTGAAGCATCTACGGGTATGATGTTTATTGAAATGGCGGCATATGTTGGCGACGTATTGTCATATTATATAGACTATCAATTTAAAGAGTCTATGCTTGCGAACGCAGAAGAACGCCAAAATATTATTGATTCGGCACGCTCTTTAAGTTATAAAACAAAACCATCGGGTCCAAGTGTAACAAAGTTGGATGTGTATCAATTGATACCTGCAAAATTAGACGGTGATGGAAATCCATCGCCGGATATGAGCTATGCTCAAATAATAAAGCCCGGTATGGCTACTGTAAGTGATACAGGAGTTCCGTTCTTAACTAGCGTACCGGTTGACTTCACGGTTGATACCAAAAATGACCCATTAGAAATTTCCGTGTATCAAAGAAATCCAGCAGGACAACCTGAATTTTATGTATTAAAGAAAACGGTTGATGCGTTCTCCGGTCAAATCGTTTCTAAAGATGTTTCCGTTTCGGCTGCTACACCATTTTACAAGATATATTTGTCTGACACAAACATCATTGAAGTATTTGATGTATATGACGCTGACGGCAATAGATGGTATGAAACAGATTATCTTGCACAAGACTTGGTTCCTATAGAGTCTGAAAACATATTCAAGAACGACATGTCACTTTCTACATACAGAGACACCGTTCCATTCTTGCTAAAATATTTAAGAACTTCAAAGAGATTTGTCACCGGAGTTCAAGCAGACAATACAACATTCTTGGAATTTGGTTCTGGTACAAATATATCAGATGACGAAATTATTATCCCGAATGTTTATACCGTTGGAAAACCTTCTACATTTAGAAACGAAAGTGTTTCGTATGATCCAGCAAATTTCTTGTCATCAAGAGCATTTGGACAAGCACCAAGCAATACAACATTAACAATCAGATATATCACCGGCGGTGGATTGCAGAGTAATGTAAATGCCAACGCTATCAAAAATACAACCAACATAGAATTCTTTGGTGATATTACCGAGTTGCCCGTATTTGAACAAAATTTAACCAGTCTTGTAAGACGCTCTATCAAAGTAAACAACCCAGTGCCAGCTTCTGGTGGTCGTGGTCCAGAAACAGACGACGAAATTAGAAACAATGCACTTGCCAATTGCGCATCTCAAGGTAGAGCAGTTACACAAAAAGATTATGTTGTAAGAACATACGGAATGCCGTCAAAGTTTGGTTCTATTGCCAAGGCATACGCCGTAACAGACTCTCAATTAGATCCGGCAAACATACAGGCTCAACCAAATGACACTGTTACAAGTTCATTGTCACCGGCTAGTACAAACACAAAGTATATAGCACCAAACAACCCATTTGCTGTAAACTTGTATATTCTAGGATATGACACTAACCAACGTTTGATTAACACCAACGAGGCTATTCGTCAAAACTTAACAAACTACTTAAATCAATACAGAATGTTGACAGATAGCGTTAATTTGATTGATGGATATATCATCAATATTGGCGTGGATTTCACTATTGTTGCTTATAAAAACTATAATAAACGTGAAGTTTTGGCTAATTGCTTAACTTTGGTTCAAAATTTCTTTGATATAAACAATATTCAATTCTGCGAACCTATCAACTTGAGCAGATTGGAGCTAGAAATAGCCAAAGTGGACGGCGTACAGTCGGTTTCTTCATTAAAAGTAAAGAATTTGACTGCCCGCGACGGCGACTATTCACCGTATGAATATGATATACTCAAAGCAACCAAAGACAAGGTTGTATATCCATCCGTTGACCCATCCGTATTTGAAGTTCGCTTTCCGTCCAAAGACATTATTGGCAGAGTGGCATAAATATAGCCCCAAATATATGTCGGGTGTATATTTATAAAGTAAGGAATATAGCACATGCATTACTTTTTATATCCAACCAAAGATACTACCATCAGCAATGAGCCAGCGTTCATGTTTAAAAACATGGGGTTGGACGAAATTCTTGAAGTTGAAAAACGGGTATCTTATGGCAGTTGCTCAAGTGAAGGAACATATTCCACATTAATTTCTTTCACCAGTTCAAGCATTGAACTTTTAAGCGGTTCAATGTCTGCGTCTTTTAATTCAGGTTCAACCGACCCAAGAGTTGTATCAAGTTCATATATCCAAACCAGTCAAGTTACTCAAGGTTCTGTATTATCAAGAGCCTTGTTACAATTTGATTTGAGTGATATATCAGCTTCTATAGTTTGTAACAAGATAGTCAATCCGCGCTTTTATCTTGTTCTAAAAACATGTGAATCTAAAGAGGTTCCTGTAAAATATACACTTGCCGCATATCCAATTTCTCAATCTTGGGGAATGGGTTCTGGATATAAGTATGATGGTCAAGCTGCGTCGGATGGAGCAAATTGGAAGTTTGCTGATGGATTCTCCGAAAAATGGATGAGTGGATCTTTGACAGATTGTAGCGGCGGCGGCGTTTGGTGGGTTTCTGCAAGCTTACTAGGTTCTGGTTCTGGATATGCTCAACCTCCATACAACAATCCATATAACCCTTTTCCAAATTGCGGCGACCATTATGTTCCGCCAGCAACTTCATCTTATATAGCGCCAGTTACTGGTGGATATGCTTGCACTCAATCGTTTGATTATCAAACCAGTGA